AGCGGCAACGCTCGGCGCTGAAACAACTAAAGTGATCGGTACTATCAATCAGTCAGGCGCGGCAACAAGCGGGGCAACGGCATTTGATTCATATACTCAGGTAGCTATTAATCTCACAACCGGCGCTGATCAATCTCTAGTAGCAGCCCCAGGGGCAAGTAAACAAATTTGGGTATATGGCGTTGCATTTACGTGTAGCGCTGATGCTACAACAGTTTCTTTCCAGGATTCGGCGGATTTACCTTTGTCTGGTGTAATGTCATTTGGACAATATGGCGGCATGGCGGTATCACCCTGTGGAAATTTTGAAATGCCTATTTGGAAGCTAGCCACTAATGTGGCGTTGGAAGTTGACATAGTGACCGGCGATGTTGACGGCTTTATTAACTACGCAATTGTAAGCGTTTAAACAGGAAATATTATGGCAATTACACTAACAGCAGCGCAATCTGACAATATGGCCGATTCGTTAAACACAGATATCGGCACAAGTCATATTTTAAGATTATTTACCTCTGGTGATGTCGAAGTAGCGAGGGCGGATTATAGCGCGGCCTTGGCGGTTGTAGGATCGGCCAACCCAATTACGCTAACATATGCCCACGGCAATTACACTGATGACGCTGACGCGGTTGGAGGGGTTGTTGATTATGCGGTAATACAAACAAGCGGTGGGGCTGAGAGAGTTAGATTTTCGGACCCAGTTAACGATATTGGGTTATCAAGTGCAACAATAACAGCGCTTGACCCTGTAGATGTCAATGTCGATATTGTCATACAAATGGCTAATCACACCTAAAAAATGTTAGGCGTACTATTAGCCGGGCAATCGTCGGGGACTGTCACTCGAACGATAGGTGATTCAGTTCAGCTTGCTGGTTTTGGCTCGTCAGGTGGGATTCAGGTCAGAACGCGCCGAACAATTGGCGGATCAATTCAGTTATCTGATTTTGGTTCAAGCGGAGGCATACAGGCTAGAACTACCCACACAATTGGTGGCGCTATTCAGCTTTCAGCTTTCAGCTCGTCAGGTGGGGTACAGGTACGCACAAGGCGAACAATCGGTGGGTCGGTTCAATTATCTGTTTTTAGGTCATCCGGTGGTATAGTAGGAACAATACCTTCAATTTCTGGCAGTATAGGCATAAATAGAAATATAGGTATAATGGGTAAAAATAGGACGTTAACATTAACCAGTAAAAACCGGCGATTTATATGACTATAAATAGAATAGAGCAGGGAGAAACATTCGGCTTCGAGACTGGATTAACCGGATCTAATACCGAGGCATTCACCAACATAATGAACGTCATGCAATACCCTGGTGACACTCCAACAATCACACGAATAATCACAAACGAAACTGAAACGCTCACAAGCGCAGAAACAGCGGCTTTAGCTATTGGGCAATGGTTTCTATATATAAAATCAAGCGATGCCGATGAGGATATCAGGCAACCGATTAAACTATATATTAGTAAAGGGTGGATATGATTTTTCATTTACCCCATACATTAGCAAATTCTAATATAGTGATATAGTAATATTATCAATGGTCAAGCTAACCAATAAGCAGGCAATGTTTGTTAAAGAGTACCTGATTGACCTTAACGCTACTCAGGCAGCTATACGTGCCGGTTATAGTGTAGATACGGCCCAACAGATGGGATCTGAAAACTTGTTAAAACCTGTGATATCAAAAGCAATACAATTAGAGTTAGACAAGCGCGCAGAAAAGACTGAATTAACGGCTGAATGGGTGCTTGATAAAATTATATCCGATGTAAAACGCAATTCCGGTGATGAGAATTATAATTCAATGCACTTACTTAAAGGCGCTGAGTTGCTTGGTAAGCATTTAAAACTGTTTACTGACATTACAAAACATGAGGGCGAGTTCACGGTTAACTTGCACAACGCTGATGTCGATACCCTTTAAGCTCACAGAGAAGCAACACGAGGCTATTAAGTTATTTGGTGGCGATGCTACCTATATTTTATTGTATGGCGGCTCACGGTCAACCAAGACATTCACAACGCTCAGAACAATAGTTACTCGCGCAATAGCGGTTCCTAAGTCTAGGCATGTTGTTCTACGGTTTAGATTCAATCATGTAAAGACATCGGTTATTCACGACACGTTCCCAAAGGTAATGGACTTATGCTTTCCTGGCTGCCCTTACAGGCTTGATAAGACTGACTTTTATGCTGAGTTCCCTAATGGTTCACAGATTTGGTTCGGCGGATTAGATGATAAAGAGCGCACTGAGAAGATACTGGGTAATGAGTACGCGACTATCTTTCTGAATGAAACTAGCCAGATCAGTTATAACAGTTACACGATATTGATTACCCGCTTGGCTCAGAAATGCTTATACATGGCTAACGGTGTAGAGAAAGAATTAAGGTTGAAGTTCTTTCTGGATGAAAATCCGCCAATGAAAGGTCACTGGAGTTATAAATTATTCCTTGAAGGTAAAGACCCAGAGACTAAGAAACCGATTAATAATCCTGAAGACTACGCGCATATCCTAATGAATCCTTCTGATAATTTAGAGAACCTACCTGAAACTTACATTAAGGCATTAAAAAACTTGCCGAAGCGTAAACGTGATCGGTTCTGGTCTGGTCAGTTCGGTGATGATAGTGAAAACGCATTGTGGACTACCGAGATAATCGAGAATAATAAGGTTAACGGCGACAATCTACCGGCAATGGTTCGGATAGTGGTAGCGGTAGACCCTTCAGGTGCGAGTGATGATGAATCAAAAAACAACGACGACATCGGTATCGGTGTAGTTGGATTGGGTTCGGACGGTATTGCTTATGTATTTGAGGATTTAACTTTAAACGCTGGCCCTGCTACATGGGGCGGAGTTGTTGCTGGTGCTTATGATCGGCATGGGGCGGATAGAGTTGTAGCTGAACAGAACTACGGTGGCGCTATGGTTGAGTTTGTCGTTAAACAGGCCAACCCGAATATCTCTTACAAGTCAGTTAGCGCGTCAAGAGGTAAGACGGTTAGAGCCGAGCCGATTAGCGCATTGCACGAGAATGGTAAGATCAAGTTTATAGGTGATTTCCCTGATTTAGAGGATGAGTTAATTGCTTGCACTACAACGGGTTATACCGGCGCAAGGTCTCCCAATAGACTCGATTGGTTTGTTTGGGCTTGTACTGAGTTATTCCCAGGTATCGCTAAACCTAAAGTTAATAACGTAATTGAACACCAGCCACGCGCGAGAGGTTATTTCTAGTGACTGATTTAGACGAATGTAAACAGGATGTATATAAAGATTGGAGTGCGCAGGAGGAGCAAAGCCTGCAAGCTAATATCGATATGAGGTTTATAACAACACCTGGGGGCATGTGGGAGGACTTTCTAACTGAATCATACGGTGAAGGCCGGGCAAGAATGGAGTTTGATTTAACCTCTGATTGGGTTTATCGATACTATGGGCAGTGGGTAAAGAACCGGGTTCAGGTTAACTTTGAATCAGATGATGACTCAACAAGTGACGATGACGCAGATATGTTGTCTGGTGTTTATCGTGGTGACTTTCGAGAAGGATCAGGTAAAGAGGCGCAAGATACAGCGGTTCGAGAGGCTGTTATAACCGGCTTCGGTGCTTACAAGATTACCGAAGAGTATGTAGATGAAGAAGACCCGGAGAACGAGCAGCAAAAAATAATCTGGCAACCTATTAACAACGCATTCAATACAGTTAAGTTTGATCACAACGCTAAACGTGCTGATAAAGTTGACGCTTCACGTGTCAATGTTCTCACTGCATATACTCACGACGCATTTGAACGAGAGTTCCCAGGATTCGATGCTACGAGTGCGCATACACCAGTCACTCGCGGTGAGTTTGCATGGTCTACCCCAGACCAGATTTATATCGCTGAGAGATACGAGGTTGTCTTTAAAAAACAGAAAATGTCCGTTTGGCAGAATGTAAGTGGGAATTTAATCAGGGCGTATCCTGTTGAAGAAATTGAAGATATCCGAGAAGAGCTGATAGCATTTGGATGGGAGCATGTGAGAGACCGATCTATACAGAAAAGGGGTGTTGAGAAATCTGTGTTTAACGGTTCAGAGTTTATAGAGCAAGGCACACGTATTGCGGGTAAATGGTTACCTATCGTCCCTATTTACGCTTATCGAACATTTGTCGATGGGCTGGAATATTATTGGGGATTAGTCCGAAAGCTCAAGGACGGTAATAGAACGATTAATATGGCTATTTCTCGAATGGCAGAAGACTCAGCGGCCAGTGGTGGCGGTGTTCCAATTTTCACAGAGCAGCAAGTCAGGGGCCGTATGGGTGATTTGGCCGATATGACTAACAAGAATTATGCTGTGCTGAATGATATTGTTGATGTGAATGGCAATCCTATTCATGCGGGCGCTGTTGGTAGCTTCCCTGCCCGTCAAGTTGATCCGAATGGCATGGCATCGGTTCAAGTGGTTAGTCAGTACATGCAGCAGAAAACAGGCGGCGCTTCACAAGACACGTTTGATCCTAATGTTTCTGGTGTGGCTGTTGAGGCATTAGTAAAAGAGGGCAATCTATCCACGGTTGTTATTGGTGATAATATTTTACTCTCGGTCGAGCAAGATGGTCGTATCTATGAAAGTAAACTAACCGAGCTTTACACCCGCCCAATGATAAAGCGTTCTATTGGTGAAGATGGTACGAGTAAGACTGTTAAATTAAACCAACGAACTATAATACCCGGTGAGACCGAGGCCGTTGATTTAAGTAATTTATCTAAAGGTAGATTTGCTGTCCATGTTAACCCTGGCTCACAATACGACACACAGAGGGAGGCTACGGTTGTTTCTATACAGAAAGTGCTTGAGTCTATTGCTAGTGTTCCTGATGCGTCTATCGCAGCCGACTATATACCTACCTTAATTGATGCGTGGGTGCAGAACATCGAAGGGCCGGGCCTACAACCATTAAAGGATAAAGGGCGCAAACGTCAAATAATGTCTGGTGATATTCAACCCGAGACTGATGATGAAAAAGCAATGTTCCAGCAGATGCAGCAAGAAGCTCAGAACCAGCAAAATCCACAGGATGAGTTAATGCGGGCAACGGCTGAACGTGAATTAGCCGAAGGTCGAAACTTTGACGCTAACTCACAAGCCAAGCAAGCAACTAGCATGAAAGACATGGCAACAGCGGAGAAAACTAAGGCTGAGACTGCCGAGATTGTCATCGATATCAATGAGAAGGTCAAAGAGGGCGCGGCTAAAACCTTCAATCGATTTGCTGAAAATGCACAAGTTGCACAACCTAAACGGTACAAGTATAACGCTCAAACTGGCGGATTAGATGGATGAGGTAGAGCTACCTGATGGGAGTATTATAGAATTCCCTGATGGGTCAAGCCCAGGATTGATATCGACTATTATTCGTCGAAACTCAGTACCAGGTATGGCTTTATATCAAAGTATAAACCACAGTCAGATGACGCATAAACCGGAAGATTCGTTCTTTCAGTCTACCAATCCACAACAGGCGTTCGATAATACGAGTGAATCATTTGCTAGCGGTATATTTAACTCAATTCCTAACCTGTCAGGAATGGTTCATTCATTGGGCGAGTTCTCTACCGGTACAAGACAGCTTGATACGATTACGCCAGCGATAAGCAAAGCTATTGGTGCAGACTATCTTAATTCAGAGTTTACGCCTGAAAGCGGATATCAGAAAATAGTTGCTGGTGTCGGTGAAGCTGTTGCAGATCCTACGGCTTTAATCGGCGCGCCCTATGCTGCTGCTAAGTACGGTAGCAAGTTTATGAAAGGCGCTCTTGACGATGTTCTACGTGGTGGTAATCAACGCGGAGCAGTAGGACTATCGAGAAACGGTGAAGATGTAGCTCAGTCACTCCCAATGGACGAAGCTAGCCGCATGGGTAGGGAGGTAGATTATAAAGGCCAACATTCAGCGCCTGAAGCAATGGGTGCTAACTCGTTAGATAATATGTCAGATATATTCCCTGATGATATTTATACCCACGGCTCACAGTATTATGGGACTGGCGATAATTTATCTGATAATCAATCTCTCGCTGTAATTAATCGCATGAGGGGCAACCCTAATGGGCGAGTCACTATCTATAGAGCTGTACCACATGAAAAAGGACTACAAGAGCAGGTTGATGAATTAGTAGCAGCAAAAAACAACTATTTAAAAAGAGACAATATTCCTAAAGGAATGGAAAATGGGTTAACTGGATCAGATTGGTATAATGATGCGTGGGATAGAATAGCTGCATTACAAGCTAGAATAGACGATGGAGAAAATTCGGTTAGTGATGTTATTAGTATTAACCCTAATGATTGGGTGACATTAAGTCGTAAATATGCGCAACAGCATGGAGATTCAGCATTACAAGGGAAATATAAAATAATATCTAAAAAAGTAAAGGCTAGTGAATTACATACTGATGGAAATTCTATTAACGAATTTGGGTGGAGCGGAGTTAAAAAGAACAGCGCAAATCTGCTAGCCGGTGGTGCTGCTGGGCGGTAGGTTTGAACGCTCTACAAGAAGAATGAATTTATATATAATTATGTTAGAATATGCTAATACACTAATTCAATCCTGTCAGGCATGGCAGAAAGAATACGTTACCGGACGTTTTCCGATGAGAATCAAGTTGATTCTAATAAC